AGTTGCTTTGATAGTCATTTCAGTTCCTCTTCAATTCTTTCAATCTCAAAGATTTCATTTAGAAATTCCAGACCATACTTACCAACAACCCAGGCATCTTTATCCTCAAAGAACCGATCACCAATGGTTCTCATATCATAACACTCTTTGCCTTTATCAAAGAAAGCAATCACATAACAATACTCTTTGCCTTCACATTCATGCCACCTAACGAGTTCATACTTGTTGTTGAATTTACACCAACGGAACTCAATATCACGAAATCTCATTCTTCTTCCTCTTCATAGGGAAACATAGCATCATACTCTTCATCAGTCAGAGTCAGATACTGAACATCAGCATCTTTGTGCTCTTCAGCATACACCAACTGATAGTGAGCAAAACTGCTTTCAGAAGTGCTGGCGTATTCTAAAAGACCATCAACAAAGCATAGGTAGTTCATTTGGTTTCCTCCAACTCATCAAGTTTCTCATTCACAAAACCAGTCATATCAAGTGTGCGTGGATCTACACCTTCATCAAGACAATCAAGGTTAAACTCCATCACAGCACCAAGAATCAGACACGCTTTACGCTTATCATCCAGTGGTTGAGCAATGTAGTTGACAATGTGCTCGTAGAGTTCGTCGTAAGTCATTCGTCAATCTCCATAATCTCAATAACAGATTTGATCTTTTGTAGATCTTCAATACGTTGTTCTGTAATGTCGTATTCTTCACAATACCAATCAAGGTCAGGATTTTCTTGATTGGTTTCTTCACGAATGTCCCATTCAAGACACTGGAGATGCCCTTGTTGGTCTTCAATAAAGTAGTTGAGAGTATCAATCATAGACATTAGAGCACCTCCCAATCACATTCCCAGAAGTCGTTGATATTCACCCAGAAGAAGTATTTGCCGTTTTCTGATGCGAGAAACAGCATACCATCACCCTTGTCCTGCTCAACAATACAGATAGGGTTGTTGTCCATCATATTCGCAAGGCGGTTCTTAGCCTTCTTGCTTTTGGGTCTGACTGTTACTCTTCTCATTTTGAATCTCCAGTTTCAGTTTGCGAATACCAGTAATAAAGTAAGCAAAGTCACGGGATTCAGTCACCCGCTTTTCTTCACCACACACACCACATACACCATTCCATACGGAGGAACAACCTACGGAATAAACACCATACTTTTGCCCACAATTCATACAGGTAGTGCCTGTCTGCTCAAGTTTTTTCAGAAGTGCTTTCTTCTCTTTGAGGTTCATAAAGTCCAACGGGGAGTTGTTTGTCTATGAGGTAATCATACAGCATCTGGGCGAACCCGTAGTGGGGTCTTGTGCCAGTTTCGATACTGGTTGAGGTCGCCACCGTCCACATAATATCCAGGTCAAATTTATCAGGTAGGTTCTTCATCAGACAACTCCTCATCTAAATCTACATCTTCCAATACTTTATCTGACCATTTTTTCACTCTTTCCAACACTTCATCCATAGGATATGTTTCTACTTTACCAAGCTCAACGTCTTCTACCATTTGCATCAGGTGTTCCAGGAACTCTTTGGGATACACATCATCTTCATTGATTGATGCCCAGAACCATTCAATACATTCTGTTTCTGGGTCATCTTCTTTCATCAGGGCATAACCATCATAGTTTGATGTCATTAGGTCTGCCCAGATGCGGAAAGTCATAGCAATACTTTGCCATCCAGTCATCCAACAATGACCAATCCAATACTCCCACCAGTTCAAGGTGGTTTTCTTTTTATCAGTTCCTTTCAGTGCTTTACTAAACATCAGCACTCATCCATCCCAAGATATTCAGTTTCCTTTTCATCCACTTCTTTCATATAATCCCAGTTCCAAGTTCTGGAAAACACATCAATATCAAACCCAAACTTATATGCCCAGAACAAAATACTCAACAGACCATTACTACCTGAAGTAATCTGAATATAAGGTGAAGAAGGAAAGTCATTCCAACTTACAGAAAACTGAAGCAAAGACCACTGATACTTTTTAGGTCTAATGTTCAGAATCTGGACATATACTTCGTGCCCAAAGTCATAGCGATGTTTAAAATTAATTAGATCCATTTAATACCTTCTCAATAGCGATTAAAGTTTCGTAAGGAATCCATGCTGGGTCCTCATCAGCAAATTGGACCTGAACTTCTCTAACTTTTTGTTCCAGAAATTTTGAGTATATTACACGTGTATTTTTCACGTAAGAAATGGGATTATTCATTGCAGTTATCCTCAAATTCGAACCATTCATATATAGAATTCATCGCAGCATCAACCACACAATCAACTACAGCATCTTGGTGTGGATTCTCTACGTGTTTATGGGCACGATTGTATCCATAACGGACACCTTCTTCCAGTGCCATCTCAAGAACCTTACGGAAGTTGGGTTTCATATCAGTAAGGAAGAGACTTCAGACCAGTCAGAACTTCCTGAAAGCGTTCAGCACGACTCTTGTGGTGTTCTACATTCTCTTCAAGCACACTCACAATGTCGTCCAGAACTACATCCAAAGACGCATCAGTATCAAAGTATTGTTGGATTGCTTCGGCAAGATACCTCCGCCGACTCCATTCCATACTATAAGGTTTATAGTCCATAATAATGGGTGTATTTGGGTGTATTATAGGGTATTTGTCAAGTCTTGTCAAGATTGATTTTTTCGATCATACTGATGCCATTTACACCATCCGTCAGGGGAAATCTTACCTTTTACAGCAGTGCAGGCATTAGGTGGTCTCCACATATTACAGTTGGAACACTTTTCATTACCTTTTGGTTCATTAATATAACCTGCGGTTGCTTTTGATGATTTTTCTTCTTCTGATAAGAAATCTTGAAAGGATTTCATTCCTCAACCTCCCAACACTTTTCGAACTTGTCTCTTAACTCATTCAGTTTCACCTGATGCTGAAACTCCATAATGTGATCTTTTATTTCCTTCTCTTCTTCCGTAAAGTCCATACGATATTTGAGTTTAGTATCAACAAGACGCACCATTTCCATATAGAATTCAGTGCCTTTGTGTATGAACTCTTCGTAGGTCAATCTCTTTGCCTCCAATCATCTGGTTTATCTTCTGTCCACCAATCAATCATATCATCGACACTATCAAACCCACGCTTACCAAAGCGATCATTACCAAATCCACCGATGTCTAATTGGTTAAGAAAGTCATCCATTTCATTCATATCTGGGTTCTCTGCTCTCCTCCTTGCCTGCCGAAGGATAGTAGCAGCGGAACGGTTGGACTTTGCCAACTTCTCTGCCCAAATCATATCTTCTAAACTCACTTCTTCATGAAGCACAATCTTTTCACAGATTGCTTCCAATCGAAGACGATACTGTGTGGAAAGCATATATTCCTCCAGGTATGAGACTATTTATTTTTTTCGTCGAAATATTTCTGCAACTCTTTAGCGAGTTTCATAGAACGACGCCACATAAAATATTTTACCACAGGATTTCGTGGATTGTTAGTTATCCACCACCATTGGCGTTGAATGTATGCTTTTACTAACCTAAAAACATAATAAAAAGCAGCAGCAATACTTCCATCAGTCACGATGAAGTATGCTGCCACTGCAAATACGATAAACCAAGCGTAATAAGTCATCGTCTGATTGTTTTTAGATAGTCTAATACATGCTCACGAACTGCCATCAGTTCGTGATAGCATTTCTGATTGTGAGCACATTGACGAAGTTCGTGGTCTGGTTTATGAACGCTCTCAATAAACAGATCAAGACCACGATTCCATTTGACTTCAGGAGTTTCTTCCATAATCAGCGTAATAGTTATACTATTTAACCAAGAAATTGATCTAGACTAGATACCGATGCACCTTTTGCGGACTTTTGAATGTAGGTTTTTGCGGACTTGTAGTTGTTTGCTACATGAACTTGCTGTCCATTGTGAATGATGACAAATTTTTTAGAATTTATCATTGGAACAGCAGCCCACATACCATCTTTGGTAACATAACCTTGAGGATCTCCTGGAATTGCGTCAAGAATACCAGGACGATCGATAAAAGGTTTTTGAAAACGATCACTCATCCAAATACTGCGGTAACACCCATGACTTTAGCATTAGGGTTGCGGGCAAGGGCAACTTGACGTGCTTCTTGATAATCACGTGCCTCTACAATCTCATCAAAAACTTTACCAGCAACAAAAAGTTGAACTTTGCAGCGCATTGAGGGATTCCTCCTTAATTGTGTAAGT